AAATAATTTAGGGAGAATTGGTACATCTGCCGTTAAACGACGGATGTTTATTGGTGTTGAAAGGCACCAAAGGTTAAAAGGGTTCGATAGTTTAACTATCAACTTCCTTCACAGTGAGAACTGGAAGATAAGTTTTAACCCATTCAACTGGTAATTCCTCGTAACTCAGTATTGAGTTCACGAGGTCCCGTTGTTGCTCGTTTTCGAGTTGTAGGTGGTCGAATGGAAATTCTGACCTCTCCATGAATTTAACAATAGAGAATTGTCTATTATAGACTCTTCTACTGTTATATTCTATATGGGCTCCATCAAAGTCTACACTAACCGCTATGCGGTTAAGTAGAGTGGCAAATTCGAGGATATCCTCGACTTTTTCACCTTCTAAAGAATGTGCCTCCAACAGTTTAACTGTTAGTGCCTTTTTTAGAGCTTTAAGTCTTACTATGGGAATTATTTCCCATGGGAGTAGGACCTGTCGGAAGTTAGAATCTCCTGTGCTAATTGCCTCACGCTCAGTGTTAAAACCTATGTTTTTACAAAGAGTTGTGACAATTAGTGCGTCAGTACTAAATAGATCAGTATTATATACTTCATCTAGTTCTGTACACGGCACGAAACCATTCTCTACTTCACGTAATGAGTTCACCTTACTTTGGATCATGTCCTGGGACTTCAGAATGGATAGAATACTCATTCCAATCAGAATCCTAATGTGACAATCCTGGTCTTCTAGTAACTCTTTAAAAGAGTTGTTAGTTATCCAGTCATTCTCAACCAAGTACTCAGTTGTTAAAAAGCTGTATGGTGAGCCTTTGTTTTTAGAAAACTTAGAACTCACAACAGCACTGAGTAACCATGGTTGGAGTTTGTCCAAATACCTTTCTTCTGACGTTTTCAACGTACGTTGAAGCGACGGAAAGGACTTAGGTTTTAGGGCTATGCCCCTTAGATTACATACACTCAAGAGTTGTGGTATGTTACGAAAGTCTTTTGACCGGTTTACTACATTCGGACTAATCCGACTACAGTCAATACCGTTAATTGCAGTTCTGCTACAAAACTCTGCTACAGAGCCTAGTTGACAGAATACTTTAGATTTAGCTAAATTGATTGGAAGATTAATCTTCCTACAATAGCTTTGATAACAGTCTAATGGATCATAAATCCATAGATCGTCACCCACCTTACCGTAAGGTATCTTCTCAGGAAATATTTCCCGAAGACCTTCACGTTCAAACATAAAATGTATGAAAAGGTGATCCGTAAGTGTTGCAATGTCAAAAGAACCGTTAGTCCCCATACCTTGACCCTGGCCATATTTAATATAGCCATCAAGGTCGGGAGCATACCACGTACAGTGCACAGTTAACTGTGCCCAACACTCTGAGATACCAGCGTTAAATAGATGTTTCATTGTGACTTTTTGAAGGTCATGATGGAATCTATCTGTCCATGCGGATATGTCATAAAACTTCAAATTCTGGCTATCCAGAGTATGACTATTTATTACAACACCGCTAAGACAATCTTTCTGGAACTGGATCATGGTTTCTACACCATCTTCCTGGTTCATTCGGAAATCCTGTTTAAATAGGAATCCGATAACTTCTTGAACATGAGCCCGTATGGGCTCTAGTAAAAGTTGTGTCCAGAAGTCACAGATTGCGACAACTCGGGTTTTAAACCCTTTGTCTGGAACGCTAACCAACTTTCTAAGTTGGATGTTATCTATTGGGAGGCTAGCTTCCTTTCTCTCATTCGGGATCTTTGTGTTTGCAAGCAATGACACATAAGATAGGAGACCATCAAAGCCCATGTAAGAAGATAACTTCTTCCATGGTTGCCATAATGTATCTCCGTAGAGTTTTACAGCTTCACAATGAGCTGTTTCTACCTTCGGTAGACCATTGGGACCGTTTTTACTTACGTTTAAACGGTACTCCTCAAAGTTTACCTTAGTAGACTCGAATTTAGGAAAGTTCTTGAGTTTTCTTTTCTTAGAAAAGAACTCTTCAACGAAAGTTGAGAATTCTCCTAGAAATTCTGACTCGATAGATGTAGACTTGTCTGTTATGGATTCATATGATGGATCCGAAAGACCTTCATACAATCTATGAATATTCAAGATTGTAATGATCACCTGATACTGATTAGCTCTGTTTTCAGAAGCGTCAGCAGTAAGGAAGTCTACTATGTACTGGATCAATCCTTGATCCAAGCATGATGGGATATTGTGAGATCTCGAGGTGGCTAACCACCCAGGGTTCTCCGGCGTCCGTCCTTCGATTAATCTGATTGTGTAATCTTTTACAAGATTTACACGTTTAGCTCCCTCGGTAAAACCGTTGGACCTGATTAACTTCTGAATTTCTGCTTTGTGAGTTCTTACCCAGGTATTATATACCTCGGGTTCGACACTAGGATCTATGGAATGCAGTACTGCACCCATATTTTCCAAATTGGGCTTAAACTCCCAACTTTCATGTGAATTCTTCCTTTTTGGAGAATTCGACTCACGAGTAATTTTGTTACTCTGAACCTTTCTACTAACCATTTTCCTCTTGGAGGAACCTGCTAGTTTACTAGCTTCTACTCTTTTATCTTTCATACGATAGATAAATGTTGTTTTAGGATAGTGAGTCAGCTGATCTACCATCAGATGGTAGCGCAGACTTGGTCCCGGGTACTTTAAGGATTTCCTTAAATCGCCTTCGTCCCCTTCATAACATAGATACC